CCAGCTGCTGCTGCTGCTCCAAGTACAAGTACATCTAAAGTATCAGCTGATGCTGCTATATGTCTAGCAGTTGCTGTTGCTGCAGAGTATCCTGTCGCATTTGTGTCACCATCAACATAAATGTCAACGTCACCACCTGTGATACCTAAGTCTAAAGTAACTGAACTAGAAAGTGCAGTAAGCACTTCAATTCCAGCTTCCATAACTAAAGTTTCAGCAGGTATGTCAAGAACTCTAAGAACATCATTTTGTGCTGCTCCATTATCTCCGTTGATTGTTGATACGTCAATAGTGTTTTCTACTAAGTAAGGTGTTCTACCATTAGACGGGTGTCCAGTAGTTCCACCTACGCCTGTTACGTCATAAGTTGCCATAATTATCTATCTCCCTTCTAATTAACCAATTGTTATTACGCCAGAGTAAACTGCTTCAGTTCTTAGAATTTTTCTTCCAAAAACGTGCAGACCTCTAACGATGTCTGAAAATGAATCAGGGTCTCTGATAAGTTCTGTTTTCGCAATATGGTTTGCAGTAGCTACCGCTGACTGGTGACCATAAAGGAAAGCATATTCATTAGAACCTGCTGATCCAAAAGTTTTATTTGCTGCTGATCCGCTTGATACAGCTATTGCATTAGTAGAATACATTCTAAAACCAAATAAAGGTCTGTCTGTAATCATACCATTTCTCATAGCTGAAGCTGAACCATCGTTCATTACAGATTGATCCATAATTTTCGCACCTGCTTTTCTAATTTGTTGATAGAAAGCTGGTGGAGCTACGAACCATCTGTTTTCTTCTGGTACATCTGAACCGTCAAGAACTGTTTTAGCTGCTGACATAACGTCTACTAAAGTATCTGCTGCCGCATCACCATCAATTGGTGAACCGTCAGTACCTGTAGCTGAAGCATTTGTAGATGCTCCATCATAGATTGCTTTTAGTACGTTAAAGTCATAGTTCTTTTTAAGTGCGTAAGCACCTGAAGAAGTTGCAAGAGCTTCAAAGTTTACATGTGATTGTCTTTCTTCGATGTCATCTACTTTAAACGCAAAGTACGAACCTTGGTCGACAGTCAATTGAATTTGATCGTCTGCAAGTGTTTCTGTGTTTACTGTTTGACCTCTAGCGTAGTCGTTCACTGTAATTGAAGGCTCTTTGATTATATTTACTGTGTCGCCAAAATTTTCAATTTCCCCAGCGTAATCAGTGTTTGTAATATCTTCTACAACTGATGCACGTCTGAAAAACTTTTGAACCTTCTGACTATAAATTGCTGGAGCCCAATTACCTGAAGGTAAGTTTTGGTATCCCGCTGCTTTTCCCATTGTTGCCATAATGATTGCCTATTGTTTATAGTTGTTATTATTAAGGTTGAACTCTACCTTCTCTAATAGCTTCATCAATTTCGGCTTCGTACTTCGCAAACGTTCTTGGGTTCATCTTAGCAATCTCAGAGTTAGACCAGATTTTCTTTGTAGGAATCTCTGTCTCTGTTGCTTTAGTAGTTTTTGTTATAGCTTTTGCTGCCTCTTTTTTAAGAGACGTTTCCTGTTTCTTACTTAATGTACTAGTACCATTGTCCATTTTATAAAGGTCAATAGCTCTTCCAGCTAGTTGTGCATTAGATGTATTTTCATACAACCAACTTTGAATAACTGGATCTTGTTTACTAGCCCATTGATGAAACTCATCTTTTTGACGAATCTCACTAAAGTCAGGATGCATCTTTAACAATTCTACTTCAGCTTTTTCTTTGCTTATCTGTTCCTGTTGAGCTTGTAGATTTTGGTATTTCTCCTCAATCTCTTTTGCTCTAGTATCAGCTTTTGTCATAGCTATGGTTTCAACCATATCATAAACATCAGGATACTCTTTTCTCCAAGCCTCAAGTTCATCTTTAGACTTAGGTGGAACAAACTCTTTTGTAGATGTTTCCAATTGCGTTCTTAAAGTTCTAACCTCATCTTTGTGCTTTGATAAAGTAGAATCATAGTGTTTCTTCAAATCGTCATAACGTTTTTTAAAAACACGATCTTCTGCATTTTCAGGGCGTTCAGTTGAAGGAGTAGCTTCGCCATCGGAGCTTGCAATTTCTTCAGATGTTTCAGTGTCCTCTTGAACGGTTGCTGTTTCTGCTTTCTCTAAATGATATTTACCTAATTCACCTTTTGCGAATGCTTCAACTTCTGGATCATCAACATCATCTCTTTGTTTTTGATACATAGATTTGCCTTCAGGCTTCTTAAATAGTTTATCATTTTTTTTAACTTCTGTTTCATTTGAAACTTCAGTTACTTTTTTTTCTTCTTCCATTATTTTTCCTCTTAGGTTGAGTGCCTTATGGATAAGGGTAGCTCACTTCCATAATTTGTGGGCTGAATCTATGCTAGTTCTAACTGACCTTCATCTATTGCTACAGTCTCTGGAGCAATTTCTGAATCGGCACTAGGGTCTTTGACCATCATGCCGTTTGGGTTAGCCGCTGTCATATTTTCAGGTGGCACATTTGTATTATCTGATTGTGACTCAGATAATTCTGTAACGAATCCTTGTACGGATTCTTGTTCTGTATTACTAGGATATTTCATCCTAGCATAATTTTTTACTACTGATACTGGTATTATAACATTTTCTTCAGTAGATTTAAATT